TGTTAGATTGTTCACGTGCGCTTTTTAAAGAACCTTCTTTAGCAGCCAATACTTCTAGCATTAATTTGTTTTGATCGTGTGCTTGCTGAGATTTAATCGCTAATAGTTTGGCAAAGAAGCCAAGTGCGATAGGAATAATATGTTGTAGAATAGTCATCATTGAACAACTATAACCTCATAAACCATGAAAAAAATTTCTTAACAACAGTCTGTAACAATACGACGCATCGATGGACGAGGCTTTTTGTTTTTTTCCATATCCAATTCCATATCTTTTCGTACTCTGTCGCTACGTATGCGATCAATAGGGTCAGAATTATTAAGCCTATCAACGCTAGTATTATTTCCATGTTCTTCCTCCATTATAAATGTAATGTTGACATGACTACGGCTACCACGATAGCACCGAAGCCAGCCATGATTCCCCATATTAGTTTGTTAAGCATTGTCTCGATGCGATCAAGGCGTTTATGTATTGTGCTATAGCGCTCCGCACAAAGCTTTTCGTGGGCCACTAATTCTTCATGCGGAGTCATAGTCATTCCTAGCTAGCCAAAACTTTTTCGTCTTGGGTTAAAGATGTTTTAAGTCGTGTAACAAATATTTCTTTGCCAGCATGTAGCTGGTCTAAGTTGAAGGCCATCTGTCCAATCTTGCGTTCTAGATCAGCAACATGATTAAGCAGTATGACCTGTTCTTGATTGAAGTTGTCAATGTTATATTCTTGTTCGTCAATGGTAATCACGTTTTTATTATCATTGGTTTCTTTTTTGTTTTTAGCCATGATAGTTTCCTTATGTAAAATTAAAGTTATGCTGTGTATGCTTCTCCAGCAGTTACAGCAGCGTTAGCAGCAGTCATATCTTCGCTAGTCCAATAGTCTTTTGCTAACATAATCTTGAGGTGTGCAACATTGCGATCAACACAATCTTGTTTTTCCTCTGATGATTCTTCAGTCATTGCATTACCAGCAATCACATCGTTAATTAAATCAACAGAGTGTCCCATTGCTGTATAGTGTTGTGCAATTTCCTCTGCACTAGGTACGTCTAATACTACATTATCTTCTGCCATGTTTATTCTCCTTTTATAGCATTGATTTCAGTTTGTAAAGCCTCTACTTTCGCAGAGAGTTCTTTGACAGCATTGACTAGATACCAAGTCATGTTGTCTGGGTCTACTCGTAATGCACCAGTAGTTTCTTCTTTTACCATATCAGGTAAAACTTCTTGTATCTCTTGAGCAATCACACCAAGCTGTGTGCCTTGTTTATCAATTACACTTTCCTTAGGCAAGTCTGTAACTTCATCTTTAGTTCTATATTCAAAGTTTTTAACTTGTACTTGTTTAATTGCATCAAGACCAGTATTATTATCTACAATGTTTTTCTTGAGCCTTCTATCAGATACAGTAGCCCATGATGATGAATTGTTACCTTGATAAACACTACCGCCAGTACCACCAGCAACAATATATCCTGTATTAGAACCTTTACCTGCGCCACCATTAGCAGCACTTAGCATAAATTCCCCAGTAACACCAGAGCCAGATGCTGCAGCACCATACCCAACATAAGTATTAAAACTACCAGTGGTTAATGTACTACCAGCTGACTGCCCCAGAGCAATATTATATTGACCTGTGGTAACACTTGGCATAGTATTCCCACCAAAAGCCATATTCTGAATTCCTGTGGTGTTGTTTTTTAATGAATCATATCCAACAGCAGTATTCCATACAATTGCAGAGCCTGTATTATTAAAACTTTGTAATGAGCTAGTACCTATTGCTACTAATCTTTGTCCAGTTGTATTAAGATATAAAGCTCTGTAGCCAATAGCAAGGTTGTGACTACCAGTCGTGTTTCTTGAACCAGCTCCAGCACCAATAAATGTTAATCTACCACCTGTTGTATTACTATGACCAACAGCATATCCAGCACCGCTTTCAAGAGGCCCTATAAATGTATTTGATTCGCCTGTAGTGTTGTTTTGTCCAGCAGCCATACCCACAGCACAATTGTTTTCTGCAGTATTATCATACAATGCCTGATAACCCACTGCTGTGTTATAATTTGCAGTGGTGTTGGAGTAAAGGGCTTGTTTACCTAAAGCAGTGTTTCTTATTCCAGTATTATTATATAGGGCTTGGTAGCCAACAGCTGAATTATCATCTGCAGTGGTGTTAAAGTAGAGGGCGTTATAACCAACAGCTACATTAGAACCGCCTGTAGTATTAGATGTTAATGCGGCACGACCAACTGCTGTGTTGTAGTTACCTGTCGTATTATTATGTCCAGCAAGATAACCAATAAAATGACCATATAAACCTGTGGTTGAATCTTCACCAGCACCATAACCTATAGCAACCATTTGGTTGTTAGTATAAGAATAACCAGCTCGATGACCTATAGCCACATTACGTTCACCAGTTGTAAGTCGTAGTGCGTAATGACCAACGGCTACATTAAAATCACTAGAGACATTATCTGCTAAAGCAACATTACCGATAGCAACATTAGAGTCACCACCTGTATTATCTTCTAATGCTCTATTCCCAATGGCTGTATTGTTAAATCCAACTGTATTGCTAGATAAAGATTGATAACCTACAGCTGTGTTTTCATATCCAGTAGTGTTAGATTCTAGTGCTTCACGACCTATAGCTACATTATTATTGCCACTTGTATTAGAAAGCATCGCTTCAAAACCCACTGCTGTATTATTATCAGCTGTATTAGCTGCTAATGCTTGTTTACCAACAGCTGTGTTTGCTCCTCCAGTTGTAGCAGAGCTTAACGCCTCAGAACCAACTGCTGTATTACTTGAGCCTGATGTAACTAATACTCCAGCATTATATCCAACAGCAGTGTTGTCATTAGTTGTAGAATTTGCCAATGCTTGATAACCTACAGCTGTAAGTCTTGCTCCTGTTTGATTATCATATAACGCTTGATACCCAACAGCAGTATTATTAAATGCAGTGGTGTTGGAGTAGAGGGCTTCTCTACCTAATGCTGTATTATAATTACCAGTGGTGTTGGAGTAGAGTGCAGTGTATCCTAATGCGGTGTTATATGAGCCTGTTGTGTTTGATTGAGCTGCACTACGACCTATAAATACATTCTGCGTTCCTGATGTATTGTCTTGACCAGAGCCTTGACCAAGTGCAGTGTTGTTTGGAGCTGTGTTGTTTAATAAAGAGTGGAATCCTACAGCAGTATTGTATCCAGCACTTGTATCTGAATATAATGCTTTATAACCAACAGCGGTACTATTTGTACCAGTCGTATTACTATACAATGACTGATAACCAACAGCTGTGTTGTTAGATGCAATGGTGTTACTTGTTAATGCTTGCATACCAACAGCTACATTATTGCTTCCTGTAGTATTTGAAAATAAAGAATGTCTGCCAACAGCGGTATTTTCAAGACCTGAAATATTATTAAACATAGATGATTTTCCAACAGCAGTGTTCCAATATCCTGTTGTAGTGTTTCTTAAAGCATTAGCACCAAGTGCTGTTTGGTCATTTCCAGTAGTTATGCTTAATAGTGCATTAATACCTAAACCTGTATTATTAGATAAGCTGCTTGCACCTTTACCTACAGTGAGTCCGTTGATGGTGGCATCTGTAGAGAATGTTTGTGCTGCGGTAAATGTTTGTACGACATCTAGTTTTGCTGTGTCTGCATCGTATGCTTGGACTGTTGAACCAATGTCTGAATCAAGTACAGCATCTGATCCAAGAGCTGTATTCACGTCAGCAGCAGATAAAGTGACTGCACCTGTTCTAGTATTGAATGAGGTTACCGCACCAGATGCAGTAAAAGCAGCTGCGTCCCATGCACTACCTGTCCATACATAAAGTTGATCACCTGTTGTGTTCCAATATAAAGCACCTGTGAGTAATGCATCACCATCATTATCTGTAGCGGGTGCAGAAGCCTTAGCTCCTAGATAACGATCATCAAATGAGTCATAACTAGCAGCAGCAGCGGCAGCTGATGCAGCAGCAGCAGAAGAAGATGTTGAGTTAGAAACAGTTAGCCAAGTTGATCCTGTATAAACATACATATCATTAGCAACAGTATTAAAATACAATGCACCTGTAACGAGAGCATCGCCATCATTATCAACAGTTGGCGCTGAACTTTTCTGTCCTAAATATCTGTCATCAAAATCATCATATGAGGCAGCAGCAGCCGTTGCGCTATTGGAAGCATCACTTGCGTAGGTAGCCGCAGAAGTTGCACTTGACCCCGCAGAGGTTGCTGATGAAGCAGCAGCCGTTGCACTTGTTGATGCATTGCTTGCACTTGTAGCCGCAGCACTTGCTGAGGTAGATGCATTTGTGGCTGAGGTTGAAGCAGACGATGCGCTTGATGACGCAGCACTTGCTTGTGTAGTAGCCGTTGTAGCACTCGTTGCAGCATTGCTTGCTGAGGTTGATGCAGAGGTTGCGCTCGTAGCGGCAGCGGTAGCACTTGATGCAGCGGCAGTTGCACTTGAAGCGGCAGCAGAAGCTGAAGAAGCCGCAGAAGCTGCGTCTACAACTAAATCCCATTTAGCGTAATCAGCATTACTTGTAAGTGGTAATGAACCTGATGATGTATGTGATGTTAAACAAATATAAATGTTGTCATTGGTTGTATCTTTAACAATATCTAATTGAACATAAGCTGTGCTTGCTGCCCAATCACCACGCCAGTTACCCACACTCTGCACAGCTGTTGGATTACCATCAGAATCAAATGATAAAAATTTATTCGCACGTGTTGTATTAACAGGTAAAACCATGTCAACTGTGGTTGGATCAGTATTAGGCGCGCGTAATGATCGATCAGCTTGTTCTTGTACTTGCTGAACAAAAATAGTTTGACTATCAAATTCATCATTAAGAGAGGTAGCAAAGAGTGGGCCACCAGTAGTAAAGTCTGTTGATCTCTCAATAGTTCTATCACCAATAATGGTAATACGATCAGAAGCAGTAGGTGTGCTAGGAACATTAGTGCCTACAACAATCGTGACAGAACCTGTGCCATCACCATTGATGGTAACAGTATAGTCTGTCGTAAGTGTCAGTTCAGTTGTATTAAAATAAACAGCAATATCAGTTTGTGCAAGCACCTCAAATGCAAATGCATATGGGCCTACACCTGATGAGCCTGTGTATACTATACGTCTAGTGGTTGATGAGATGTCTATAGCCATAATTTTCCTCTATAATGTTTTTACTTTATAATTAATCTGGTGTCAATGCTTCTAAGTCTGGAGCGCGTTTAGGTAATGTTCGTCCTGGACTCCACCAATATTTCTGCTTATTTCTTCTTTCCCTACGTCTTGCATTGCGTTTTATAGCCCCCTTAAGGTTAGGATCAATAGCTATAGCTAATTGTTCTAGCCCTAGCCTATTAAATGCTAAGTGTCCATACCATAATGTTTGTCCAGGAGTATATTTTCTTAACAATGAATATAGTTCATAGCTAAAGTTTGTATCTTCACCATGAGCCATATCATATAAGTTGCCAAAAGTTAAACCCATAACATCTGTTGTAGCATCAAAACCTGGGCCAAAAATATTTGTGCCATACCCTTGAACTGTGTTAGTAAATATATCACCTAAGAAACCTACGCCGCCACCACGCGTAAATGCTTTTCCCCAAAACTCAGCATTAGTCATATCTTCTGGATCACGACCTCTTGCTAAGTTATGAAGCTGCTCTGATATAGCCCCAAGCATTGTTGCCATGCCAATAAATTTAGTAACATTAATAGCCTTAGCCGCATTATGTCCAAACTCCATACCAAAGTGTTTAGTTCTTGGAGTAGCCTCTTTAAATAATCTGTATAGATATTGAATGACGACTGATACAGAAAAGTTTTTAAACATAAATGCAGTTCTTGTTAGCTCGCCTCCAATCGTTCCCCTAGGTTCTGCGCCATACATTTTGGCTGTCGTTTTAATATTACCTACGATAACAGCATCATTTTGTAAGTTGCTTATCATCTGTAGGTAGCGCGTGCCAATATCCATATCAAGCTCATCAATTTCTTTATAGCGTAAATATTTTAATCCTTGAAACTCTTTTGTTTTGGCCTGACTTATAACACCCCAATTTTTATCTAAACCATAAGTTTTTAATGTTTGCTGAAACATGGGATCAAGCTCATCAAAAGATTTACCTAATTGTTTGCCAGCATAAATCATAAACTCTTGAGCAAATGCAGCGCGCCCACCATCAGTAAATGCTGATAGTCCAGAAGCTCTAATTACAACATCAGACAATATTTGCGACCAAGCTGGGCCAGCTACCTCACCAGCAAACTTGGCTTTTTTTTGAGCAAAATCAAGCATGTTGTCAAAGATCACACCGCTTTCAAGCAAAAATTGTTTTCTATCTTCAGCGCCAACAAACTTAAATATGTTTTTAATGTGTCTTGATATGGCTGATTTTTGCTTCATACCGACACGCATAGCGGTATTCATTTGTGTATTAAAATCACCTAGCGCTGATAACACAGCGCCACCAAGATAAACGGCTGTAAAAGTATTTCGAGTTGCACTTGCAATGTCTGCAAATAATTGATGATCAGTTAATAATTGTCTGCGTTTAAATACGTCATAATGGTTTTGAATATTTGTGAGTGGAGTAGTTTTAACTGTACCATCTTTTCTGTGAGCATCGTTCATTTTGCTAACTAACATATTGAGTGTCTGTTGTGGCTTAGGCCCTAAGATATGTAACTCTGCAATATCACGTGACATTTGGTCAATATAATTAATCATACTAATAGTAATATCGCCATCACCAAATTTATTATGATACTTTAACCATGCCTCGCCATCTTTAAATTGTAAGATGCGATGCTGTGACATTGTTTTTGACCAAGCTCCTTTGCGATTACTATATCCGCCATTAGAGATAGAGTCATAAATATCATTGAGTAATGTTTCAAGTTTTAATGGAGTAATAGGCTGCCCTGTATCAAAATCAACCATACGGTCAGTAGCAAGTAATGGCTGAATAAACTCTTTCCACTCATCAACGCCACCTTTAAGATTGCGCAACTTTAATTGTGAATGTGTTTGTGGTAAGTAATGTTCAAGTTTAGGAATATGCGCGCCTTGTCTATTTTTTTCTAATCTTAAAAATTCAGCTACCTCTTTCCATGCTTGCGCTAATATTTTAGCATCAGCATTTTTACTTTCTATTCCCCAAATTTCTTTGACAACGTCTTGTATGTCAACGTTATTTTTGCCAACACCTTGCATGCCAGAACCTCTCGCGCCAAACAAACCACGCTTGCGGTATTGCATAACAAACTTATTCATCATACCAATACCACGCTTGCGGATAGCTTCTGCATAATTTTCTAGATTAAGATGCCTCATATATCCTTGAGGATCAGGAGCAATAAGGTTTAAAATGCCATCGCCCCAACGACCATTACCTTCAACAAACTTTTCAATATCAAGAAGCCTGGTTGCAAAAACTTTAGCAGCCCTTAAGTTATCTGCCTTCTTAATTTTTTGCATAACAGTTAATGCTTTTTCTGTAGCCTCAACAGCTTGGTCAGTTGCACCACCAAACTTCAGTAAATATTGTTGATAAAGCTCTTGGCCTTGAGCCTTTTCTTCATCACTAAATTTACTGTTATTAGTTATGCAATCAAAATTTTTCATTAACAATCCTTAAGTTCTTTAATAGCTTTTTCGTCACCATCTAAATCTTTAACCATATCATCAAATGATTTTTGCGATATAACTACGCCATCAGCAGAGGTTTCTACAAACATTTTTTCTTGTTTAATATTTTCATACCCACTTGATTCTAATTCATCAAACTGGTCTTTAACGTCAGTAGCTAATGCTTCTATCTCTGCATCTAGACTTCCGTCTGTGGTGTTGTCATATTTGGCGAGCTGTTCTGGGCCATTTTGGTCTGCGTATTTTGATGCTGAATTATTCGTCGTCGCAACATCATCAGCGAATCCAAGTTGGCTAGCTGATAACCTAGTGTAAGCGCTTGATGAAATTCGCTCTTGGACAGCCCGTTGAAATTCTTTAATTCCTTGCGCGAGGTCGATCTCTCCTCTAGCGAATTTTCTGGAAATTGCTGTAAGGTCATCGGCGATGTCTCCAGCATGGTTTGCGTTGTATTTGATCGTTTCGATGATTTGGCCATATAAATCCTTTCGTTGTGCATTGTTAAGTTTATCAAGTTTGTTGCCAAACTTTTCAATTAAATCTGAATCATTAACTAAAGTTGTTAATACTTTTTTATTAGCGTTCATGCTTGATAATGTGCTAGACAATATCTTTGATCTTTCCTTAAATAAAGTTTCAGCAATCATATCGTCCGCAAACAATCCAGCTTGATCTACTTCTTTAAATCCAGCTAATGCTGCTTGAGCTACAATGCTTTCAGCTTCTATTAAATTGTCAGGTTTAGTTTTCATAAGCAAGTTTAATACTGCAATCTGCTCATCTCTCCCAGAAACATAGTTTCCTACAAACTGTGCATAACGCTCTGGCACTAATCCTTTATTAACTATATCAAGCGCATCATCAGATAACTTGCTTAAGCCTAAACCATATTGTCTTAATTTGCTTTTAGGCGGCAACATTCTATTTAAAGTATCTGGATTCATTTTAAATACTTTAGCAGCATCAACTGCTGTGCCTGATCCTTCTGCAATATTCTTGGCAGCAGCTAATGTTCTAACAGTATTAACTTGAAATCCATCTTTAGCGTCATAAACCATTGCTATAATTTTAGGTTTTGGCCCTTTATAATTTTTATCACCTTTAAGTCGCTTAGCTAAATTAACGCGTTGATGTCCATCGGCTACAACATATTTTCCTTTTTCATTTTTGTATAATACAGCAATACCAGCAAAGGCTTGATTCCACTCTTGCACACCCTTAAGTGTTTCTAGCATGCCCAACTCATCAGCGCCACCTTTAAACTGAAATGTCTTAGCATCTATCTCAATATCATCAGGCTCAACAATAGCGATTTGCATATGATGCTGGTCGTGATACAGCTCGTCTAAAATTTTAACCTGTTCGTCTTTAGGTAGTTTTGAAAAATCATCATTAGCAACCGCCTCTTTGGCTTTGTTTAATTTAGCAATAAAGCTTGCATCATTAGGATCGTTAGCATTAACATTATGCTCAAGCGTTGCATTATTAACGTCATCGAGTAATACTCCACTATCAGCATCAGCATTGTCTTTTGATGCTATTATTTTTGGATTACCAACCTCATCAGACACTTGCTTAGATTTATACTCAGATAACTTATTAATAATGTTTTTCTTTAATACATTAGATGCGCCAGGCAATTTAATAAGTGTCTCCATAAGCAGCCCTAAAGCAAATGAACCGCCTCCAGCAGCTACAAGGTTATCTCTATATTGTGTATCGCCATAGTCTATGCCTAATTGTTTATATAAATCTTTAACATCATCTTGTATATATGCTTCAGCTCCTACACCAGCAGCTACATCAATAAGCAATCTAGAAAGCATGCCTGAGCCGTAAGTAGCTTGAAACGGGATTGATGCAAGCACAGCCCCTACGTTAGCAGGATCAGTTGCAGCCGCACCAAAACTACCTCCCATTGATGCAAACCAATCGCCCCAGCCGTGCGTTCTTTCTTCAGCATACAGTGTATTTTCTCTAATCTTATTGGCTTCAGCTACAAGCATTTGCTGTAGTTTCATTGGCGTAAAATCACGCACTTCTGATTCTGGATCAAATAAATCTAAATTTTCCCCTACAAAAGAAACAATAGCGTCTATGTCTTTATCAAATCGTTCTGTTTGGCTCAGGCCATCATACGGATCGGGAACGTCATATCCAGCAATACTAGAATAAATGTCTGCCTCACCGCCCATAGAGGCTGTTGGCGCATCAAGATGATAGGCTGGATTAGCAAACTTTTTACCTGTAACTTTATAAATCTCATCTACAATAGGCTGTAAAATTTTTTGATTAATTTGGTATTCAGAATCAGATCGATTTAAAAAATATTGATCATCATAAAACGCATCAAACTGGTCAGCCTCACCAGCGGGCAAGGTTTGCGCCTCAGTTAATTGCTTTGAGTAGTCTGATATAAACTTTCCCATTACTGCATGAGCCTAATGGTTTCAACCTCTGGCATTATATCTCTATTATCAAATCTCTTGCTTGCATACTCATCAAGCCCTGGATTTTTAGCTAAAATTAATTCATATAAATTAGCCATGTCGATGTAAATTGGATTGCCGTCTGGATCACCAAAAGCTAATTCTTCGTTGCCAAACAATCTAAATATTTCGCCAGACAACATAGCTTTGGTGTTATCAACAAATTTAAGGTTGCTAGTAACAAATTGATCATAAGAATATGGCTGACTACCACGTCCTATATTTTCTATATTATTACCATCACGATCTACTAGGTTTGCTTCAATATCCTCTATTGTTGCAAATCTAAATAAATTATCTTCAAAATCATCACGTTTAATGTTGGAAGGTATAGCATGTTTTACTCCTTTATATTCAACAATACCTCCATACTCGCCTTGTTGTCCAGCAGCTAATTTAAGCGCTTTTTCATACAGGTCAGTATCAAACTCATCAAAGTCTTTTGTTTTTAAAGCATAATAAATTTTAATTGCTGATTCAGTAACAATGCCACGTTCATTTTGCGTAAAAGCATCACCTAAAACATCAGCTTCAGTTGTTCTCATGTCTGACGTTTCCATTACATATTTAGCTTTATCACCAGCAACGCCTAAATCTATAAGGTTGCCAACGGCTAATAACTCACTAGCTTCCATGCTTGGATTTGGCGATCTCATAGCATCATTCATTAAGTTACCAATGTGCGCTAATGAAGTATTTTTTTCGCCAAGCTCTTGGAATATTTGATATGAATTACCGCCAAACGTATCAACTAAATACCCAGCATATTGCATTTGTTGCCCTACTTTTTCTGTCGGTGTCAGGCTGGGTGTTTGTGTGATTTGATTAAATTGATTGCTATAATAACTAACTTCTTCTTTGCTAAATAAATTAGCATTAGCTAGTCCAAAATCTTCAGCAAATTTTTCTACAACAGCTTTTCGTTTAGCAATCTTACGCGCCATACCATCTCGATACTCTGGATCAATAAGCATATTAGAGTCTACATATAGTGGCTCAATTTCTGATTTGTATTTAATATTTTTCTTAAGGTATTCAATAGGAGTTTCTTCTATTTCCTTAATAACTTGTTTTCTCATCTTATCAGCATGCTGCAATATAGCATCTTCATAGATAGTATTTTGTTCACCGCCATATTGTGTTTGTATTTTTGTCATAGCTGCATCAAAACCAGCTTCGTTATAAGGCGAACTAGAATATACAACTTCATTAATTAATTGCTTACCAAAAATAATGTCAGCTTGAATTTGTTGTTTGTCGTCAAAATCATATCCAGACAGTTGTGACAAATCAGTCAAGTTTCCATTGCTAACAGTTTTATCCATCTCTGATAATGAAAATGTTAGTGTTTTGTTTGATACGCTAGAACTAATTTCTAGTTTTTCCATTGCTGTGCTAACAGCAGATTGTAATGAGTTTTGTCTATCTGGTAATAAATTAGCAAAATAATTTGTGTAGCGGCCAGCCTTAGTTTCATTTTGCATTATTCTTTCAACTTCTTCTTTAGAGGCTCCAGCAGCAAAATACTCTTTAGCAATTTGATCAGCAACAGCTGCTTCTTCAACTTTATCTAATTTACTTCTAAATGCGTTCATGTTTTCTGTTTGTTTGCCAGTAATAGCAAACGCATCAAACGCGTCTTCCTCAAGCATATCTCGATGAGCTAGTAATAAGGTTGGATCGGTATTGTTATAAACAAATTGAGTGTAATTTTTAGCACCAGCAGTAATAAATTTATCAACAGTAAATTGCGCTTCTTTTTCTGCTCGATCACCTAACTCTTTTAAAATAGCTTTATAGTTTGTTTTTGTGTAAGTTGTTGCAGAAGTTTGGAACTTCATGCCTTCATCTGGATCTATATTAAATACAACATTAGCATAGCCTTTTGTAGGAGCTTCTAATTCTGCTCGTATTTGTTGTGGATCAGTAATCTTTCCTTCTTTAACTTGCTGTAATACATTTTGTTGATGGTTTTCTAACTCACCTAGCAAATCAATACGTGATTGATGTCCATACATTTTTTTAAGCGTTTTATTGTATGTTTTGCCGCCTTGTAAAAATTGATTAACAGCACTTTCACCATTACGCTCTGCATTTTGATAGTCTTTAATTGATAGTGGGTTATTAATACTAAACTCAATACCTTTTTCGATGGCGTATTTTCCAGCTTCTTCTGCCGTATAAGCTGTCAATTGATCTAACATAGACTGCATAGATTTACTTGCCGTAATTGCAGCATCTATATTTTCTGTGCCAGCCATAGGCACACCTTCGGTTAAATACTTTTGCCTTTCATATTTGGGTAATTCAGCCATTAGTAAGGTGCTCCATAACTTTGATAGCTCGGACTAACATTTCTAAAGTCTGGCCCAATATCATAATCAGGTAATGCGGCATTGCCTCCGTAAAGATCAGAATATTCACTACCATATAATTGTGTTTGTGTTTCATATCCTCTATATCCATCAACGGTGCTTACAGCTTCTGGATCACCTGGAACAAATGTTTCACCCATAATGTATGCAGCAGAGCCCAAACCTTTTAAAAATCCAGCAAATCCAGATGACTCATAATAATCAGCAGAATCATTAAGTATTTGTGCTTGAATTTCGCCAAATGTTTTAAAACGTTGCTCTTGTGCGCGTAAGTTCATTAAGTCTGAGCCTAAGTTACTTTCATTGTATTGGGCCACAACAGCTGCCGATCCACTAAATGGATCAATATTCCCAGCAGCCCCACGAGCTAACAATGATGCTGCAACTCTTTGTTGTTTTTTTGCCAGTTCTACACCTTGTTGCCTAGCATTTAATGCTTTTACATCAGCCTCTAACTGTGTTTGTTTTGCCTTAAGACGACTTGCGCTAGCAGCATACAATCCTTGTTGCCAAGATTGTAATCCACTTGCTACAGCTGAAACAGCACTAAATACACTTAAATAAGGTTTTGCAGCGGTATAAGCTGCCATTACGGTTTCCATTTATCTCTCCTGTGTTACAGCTACTTTATATTCTAAACCAAGTAACGTCATTTTTAATGGCGAGCTTTGCGTTACTGTTATTTGTCCTTCTGTATTATAACCTCTAATACCATTTAAAGTCTTTGTTCCTGTAAATTCTGGAACAGCAACATCTAAAGCTCCAGCCCCTAAACTACGTATAGGTACTAAGTTGTCATTAATAACTATGTTTTGTGTGTTGTATAACAAAGCATTAACTTCAACAATACGTTTTTTCTTGGCAATTCTTGTGCCTGTAGCTACTTTAACGTTTAAAGGCATTGTTTTAATTTGAACGTCAATAGGCAATCCAACCTCAGAAGATGTCGTAGGTGGATTTACAAATGTCACAGCGCTATCGGCTGTTTGGTCTAGCTCAACATAACCATCAGAAATGACATTGACAGTTGCGCCATCAATGTGTGACATATCTAAGCTAGTTGCTGTTGTGCCTTGTTTAGCACAATCTGTTAAATAATTATCATCAAAGACCTCTACATAATATTTATCAACACCATTGTCATCTCTCTTAACAACTGTATAAATATCAGTTAGATCAACACCTACATCAATATATGAACCTACTGTTGTCCATTCTGAAGGAGCAATAACATTTTGTAATCTTAATAATGAAAACACGGCAATAGAACCATCGTCTTCATTTACAATAAGTAATAAATCATTTTCATCTGTAGCAACTGCTCGACGCAAATCCATGCTCTTTGGATTTTTTAATAAATGACCAGCTAATAAAGATATTTTAGAAGTTATGTAAGTTAATTGTGTATCAGAGTAAGCAATTTCAGATAACGCCTTGCCTTGTCTTTGCACAAACAATATGCCTGATTCTAATTGCTTAACACGCACGCCTTCTCTTGTGCCGTTACGTGATGTAGATGACAAGAAAAAGTCTGAAGGTGTAATCGGTGTTAACCCTTCTTGCGGAACATAGAACTCACCACCCGTAGTAAATACTTGAAGATCACGACCACTAATAATATCAACGATAGCATTAAAAGTATTAGTATCAAGAGTAGCTTCAACAGCGTCATCGTCTAGTCCTTCCACAGCTTCAAAGTCAAAATATAATCCAACCTTAGAACCCCATATAGTTGACGGACGATCACGTGATCCGCCAAAAAATAAACGTCCCTGATGGAATGTAACAGATCTTGGCCAACCACGTGTTGCAGACCACACAGCCTCATATCCCGTTTCCAACTCCCAGTCACCGCTTGCAATAGCTGAGGTGTCAAAGAAAGGAAATTCAGTTACTGCATTAACTACGGTAGTGCTTACATATTCAACAATTTTTGCTCGCCCTTGAGGTGAAGCATTAATGTATTGTCCAACGTGACCACTATTAAATACAGCTGAGCCAGCAGTAAGCGTTACCTTCCCAGTTACATCGCTTGGTGTTAATGTTGTAGCTGGATTGCTTGTAGATAATGTAAATGCGTATTTAGGTGTAGAGTCAAATGTTATATTTGAAATAGTCCATGAGCTATCTGAGCCTCCACGAACAATCTTAATTGGTCGAAAATCATAATCCACAATAATTAACGTATCAGCAGATTGAGTCCAGCACATATGTTCTAAATGAGAACCAGTTAAACTATATCCTGTTGTATCTAGATAATCATTTCCTGATCCATTAATATTAGTAATAAGAACTTTGTCTTTGTAAACATACATTCTGTTGCTTGTAAAACACAACATATAGCTGTCTTCAACAGAAAATTCAAACGCTACAAGGCGCACGCCATTAGCTGGAGTGCCTCCTATTTCATTAATAAATTTTGATCCTGGTCGTCGCTTAACGCCACCTTGAGGCTGGCAAATAACATTTTTAGCTGTTTCTAATGCGTTATCATAAGCCTTTAAATCAACACGCGCTCTAACTAATGGATCAAGCTCACCCGTTGTAAAATTAGTTTGAATTTCTACAAAGCGAGCCATTAATACCTCACATCAATAAGTGAAAAGTCCTGTATTGCATTAGTGGGTTGTCCTTGTCCGTCAATTGTCATGGCAGTTCTCATATAGCCACCACGACCATTTTCTCCAGGAGTTCCTTGAGTGATAACACGCCAATAGTCAGATCTGTCTAATTGGTCTGTAATAGGAATGGCTAAATGCCAAGCCATTTGATATTTCAATAATTGAACAAAAAAATGTGGGAGCGCATATTCTGGTACATTATATTGATAATCTACATAAACTTTTTCATAGTTTGTTAATATTTTGCTGCCTTGAATTGTATAATCACGCCTTGGCTGTGCATAGGTAGAATCTGTATCATAGACAGCTCGTGGTCTGCCAATAATGTCTGATGGCAGTTGATATTCATATTTGTATTCATTAGCTGGAGTTGTAATAAGTCTTGACAGTTGAACTTTCTTAAATGAAAAAGACCACGGATAAGTGGCCATTGTTTTTATTTTAATGTCTGGATAAAGACGATCACACGTATTTGCTTCGTCAGTTCCTTCTGTAAAAGACGAAATTGGATTTGCACCTAACATTAAGAGTGCATCAGAACATATTTTAATATCGGTATCACCAGTTGCCATTCATTATCTCCAAATGTGCAAATAGACGGGAGCATACACCCCCGTCACATTGCATTTTACTACTTAGTCAGCGTCAGCGACTGATAATGCTGTACCATCAGATACGTCAACAACGCCAGAAGCATTAGAAAGCACAGTAACTAATGTTGATGTAGGAACAGAAGCGTCCCATACATGAATTAAGTCACCTACTTTTAATACTGTATGTGCATCATTAAAGTAACCTGATGTATTAATATCAGCAAGAGCATCAGTACCAGGTGCTGTATAACTCCACATCTGAGGAGCATTACCAGCTTTAGACTGACCACCGATAGGCTGTAGGTTGTCTTTTGAGTAAGCCATTATAATCTCTCCTTATCTTAAGATTCACGACATGTGAGTTGAACAATACCCTCAGCATCGATAGCAACCGCAGTAGCAGAAAGAAGTGTATTCACAAGGAATGAAGTCTTTTCTGGTACGTAGTTGATTTCTGTGCGAGGCGCGATACCTTCAGCATAGCCCATTGAGTCTTTGTGGAATGCCCAGATTGTTCTGTCTAAAGAACCATCAATAGCAAGACCACCCTCAGAGCGATCACCTAATACATGGAATTTAAAGCCTAAGAATGTATCTACTTCACCAGATACTAAAGCTTTAACTGTATTGTAATCAGATGATGTTACAGCTGTTTCTGAAAGTAAAGAAGCTAATGAGTTAGCATGGATAACCATATGACGATCCTGTGGAGGAACGTTACCTTTATCCAATAATTTTTTAGCTTCACGTAGTTTAGCTACGTTTAAGTTTGTATCAGTACCACCAATGTCATTAGAAACTGTTAATGATGTTGATGATGCTGTAAGTGCATCAAGAATAAGTTGATCTTGTCTACGACCGATTGCGTTCGCTAAAACTTGAACGAGCTCTTGTCTTTCGTCAAAATTAACTTTTTGTTGCATAAAGATGTCAGAATACTCAGCAGCATTCCAATCTTCAAGTGTTGCAGTTACTTGTGAAAAACTTACATTAAGTGGAGTAACGTCAGTTTGTGGTACACGAAGTGTAGCTGAACCTTTACCTACTTTAGGGAATTTCACAACTTCGCCCTCAACGCCGCGTCTCATGCGTGTAGCACCAACTAATTGTGATTTAGCTTGGTACGCCTGTTTAACTTCGGCATCAAAGAGCGTAACAAAAGCATTAGATAAACCAATAGCCATGTTATTCTCCTTATAGAAATTAATAAAAAATTAATCGCTTAGGTATGCCAGAGAGTCTGGGCCACGCTTGCTATTTACGATAGCCAACCGACAAGATTACTTGTGTCAAGGGTTGCAGACGCAATATGCCTTGCTCTTTTTTTACCACAGAACAAGGCACGATGCAATGATTATTAGGCAAATACCTGTGCAAAGTATCGCTCTACTTTTTGCCTAAATGCTGGATCAGTTTTATATCTAGGATCACCAACCATAGCATATACTTCTTCTTTGCTAGGCATATCACCATCAATAGTTGTTTCTAAAGGAACACGGCCTTCGTAAGATGCTCTTAATTTTTCCAAAGCAGAGATGCCACGCGCTGTGCCACCCATAATTTTAAATTCTTCAAAATCATCTTTAGTCCATATTCCTTTTTGAACTAAATTACCAGCCCATTTAACCATGCCATTAATACGTGCATCAGCATTAGGGCCAAGTGATTTTCGTTCTTCATCAAGGTTAATTTCGTAAGTTTCTTGCTCCTGACTAGCCATATCAACAATATTACTTACAAGAGAGTCTAATGCTCCTTGGCTAATATTATTTTCTCTAGCCCACTCTAATACATGACTCCTAACAGGATCATCTTCTGGAGTGTTACCAAAAGCAGCAACGTCATACTTACCATTTTCTGGCGCTTTATGCTTGCCTTGAGAGATTTGTTTGCGTAAATCTTTCCAAGATTTGACGAGCGCTTGCTCATCTTTCTTGTCATCTTTAATAAAGTTTTCTGGCCACCATTCTGGAATAGGATTTTCAGCATCTTCTAATGCTTGCAATTCTTTTGGATCACGATGGTCAATTTCTACTTGTTGCGGATTGTCTGAGCTGGCTTCCTCAACTTCTGGTGTTGCATTATCGAGTAGGCCAGTTGCTTCTTGAGTTTCCTCTTGAACACTAGGCTCGATTGCTTCTTCGCTCATTATAGTTTCCTTGCTCTAATTAACCTTGCTTCTAAATCCTTAATGACACTATTCTGTCCTTCACGATAAAATGCGTAACTAGGATCGCTTCCTGGCAAGGCAACAGGTTGCTCAACAACTGCTTCGCGCAGCCATTTCATTAATTTTTCACCATCTTCAGTTCCTAATACTCTTAGTGTAAGACGGTCTAGATCATCTTTTTTTTGATTAACGTCAGCTATTTCAAGAGGTAATGCTGACTCTAAATCTTCCCAGCCAGCCATAATTATTCTCCTTGTGCTTGTGCAACAGCAGCAGTAGCAGCTTCTTGTGCCATTTCTGGATTAGCTTCAGCAGCTTGCTCTGCCATAGCCATCATTTGTTGTTGCATCATCATTCGCTCTATTTTAGTATTTAAAATGCGCCCAGGGATATTTAAGTGTTCTGCAATGAAATCCATCATCTCGTCAACCTTAAGAACAGTCATACCTTGTTGCCCTGATGCTTGTGCAATTTGTGCAAATTTTAATACATTTTCTACATCTTCCATTGATTGTGCTTGTGCAAGTGGCGATACAGGTTGTATTTTAATTTCAAGACCATTAACTTTAAGTGGTAAGTTTATTAAACCTTTTTGATCCATAACTTGTAATATCTTAGTTACAACTGGAATCATAGTTTCGTTAATAAGACGCCCAAAAGCAGAACCTAAGTTTTGAGCAAGCTCTTTCATTCGCTCAACTACTTCTGTTGCAGAGCGAGCTGACATATTATCTGGCGGCAATGATTCGTCAAGTAAAATACGTTTAATATTCATACGAAGATCATTCATAATAAGTTGTGATACATTAAAATCGCCTGATCTTGGTAATGCTTTTAAAGACTCACCTTGTGGCCCGCCATTGCGCGCTACAGGGATAATTGCTCCTGGCATAATTTTAACGGTATTAGGATTAAGAACACCATCATCGGCAGCGGTATAAACGCCAGAAATAGATAATGACGCATTTTTTAATACTAACTCAATCGTTTTATTAAGTGTTTTAATATCTGGTAATGCAGTAATCAGCGGGCCTCTGCCATAAATCTCACCAGCCACTTTAGCATAACGTGATACTACCCAAGGGCTAATCTCTGAACGTCTATAAACTAATTCTGTTTTACTTTCTTTGTGTATTAAATGATAACAAAAATCACCACGTTTAGGATCAAGAATTGTAGCCTCGATGAGCTCAACATCTTCTGTAGGTTTTTGATCAATTTTATCTTGCAATTCTTTAGGTATTTTAGCGTCTGGCCATTGACGCTGTATTGATTCGCCTTTAATACGAACACGTCTATAAACATTATCTACCTGACCATCAGCACCTTCTTCAAAAGCAACCAGGTATTGAGGAACTGGAATAAAGTTAATAGGATTGACATCATCACCTGGTTGCACCATCATAACGGCTGTGCCCACACATAAATCAAGCAAGAACTCACCAATAGCAATATCAAAGTTAGATTGCTTAAGCGTTGAAAATAATTTATTAGAATATACATCAAGCGCTCTTTGAGCTTCTTGTTTTCTATCCATAGGAATGTCTGTGCCTGGCTCAAGTCTGCACCAATTTCTTTGTGGAGGGAAAATGCCAGACTGCATGCGGTTAGCAAATCGTTGTGTAGAATTGATTGCAGTTGAATCAAATACGCGATTCATTTTCTTTTGACCGCCTACCCCGCCTTCCCAATAACCATCATATAAATTACGCTGAGGCAACGCAAACTCATATGCTTCTTCATATAAATTTCTAAAATCTTCTTTTTTTCTTAAAGCTGTCTCATGTCTTTTTAAAACATCTTGAGCTGATAATCTCATCATGGCTACCATTAGATTTCCCCGTAACTAAATAAATTTTGTTTATAGATGCCAGCATCTTTTGATAAAGGCTTAGGTTTAACTTTTGTTTTTGGAAACACATTTTTATTAGCTCGTGTGTGTGAAGTCCAATTGTCAATATAAATTTTAGCTGATTTTTGATTTCCATCTTTAAAATCCACAATTTCACCCGCTAAATATTTACTTAAATTTGTAGCGCCACTATTGTGCCCAAACGCTAAATACCCCATTTGCCCAACAAGGTTAGTGTTCATAAATTTTTCTTTACCTTTTTGCCTTAAATATTCACTATTGCCTGTCATAAATCTATAGTTGCTAATTGTAAATCCAGCAAATAATTGTTCTTGTAATAAATGATCATTTAAAAAGGCCTCTCTTGCTTTAGATGTATGTCCTGGATTTTTAATGCCAAAATTTCTTGCGCCAGATTCTTTAGCATCAGCCCCTAATTGGTAACGACCATCATAAGCATTATTGCTACCGCCTTGTTTTTTATAATAAGGTGCATACCTTGCATATTCTGTTTCAAACTTATTGCCTTGAGATTCACGATAGGCAATCGAATTACGATACAAATCCCATTGAGCTTTGTTTAAACCAAGGTTTTCTTCGACAAACTTATAAACATCACCCATGCCTTCCATTGTTTTTGTGTCATTTTTTTCCATTGTAAATCCTGTGAACAGTATATAAATTAATAGGGCCAAAATAAATTTCATGCATTATTCATTCCAACTTAATATAATCTCAGCAGCATGAGCATTGTTCTGAGTATCTGCATTGGTTAATCTAAACAAGTAAGTCGTGAGTCCTTTTAATATTAAATTGTTACCACCAGCCTCACCTCCACCGCCTTTTTTACCAAGACCCCCTGTTAAAATTTCTTGCAATACTAAGGTTCCTAATGAAG